TTTCTACCAGTAATAATACCAATAGAATCTAAATTCTTTATATTCTCTTGGGTTGTGATACCACTTACAACAAGATTCTGTAGTGTAAGATTTGTTCCTTCACATTGTTCTGCTAAGGCATCTACCTTCCCCACCTGCCATTGACTATCAGCAGCTTTCCATTTTAAAACATCATTATTTGCTAATCCAGAAATACTAACATCATCAAGATCCTTGATGAATCCAGCACCACCTCCACCAATAGTGTATAACTGTTGTTCAACTCTGTTTACAAATAATCTATAGTTTGCTGCTAAGTCTTGGAGAGTAGCAAACTTTTGATCTGTAGGAGTAAGAGGATCATTCCCTTGTTTTTCAGAAGGGTCAGGAGCTATAGGACGATCATTAACTAATTCTTCCTTTAATACTTCTTGCTTACCTTTTATATCCTCAACAATTTTATAAAGTTCAGCAATATTAATAGTATGAGTTTCTGCTTTATCACTTAACTTCTTAATATCTTTATCATAGTATTTTACTTCTGGAAGATTAGCAACTTCTTCTTTCAGACCATTAAAGTAATCCTTAATTTCTTTATTAGCATTTCTATACTTACTATTAGACTCATCTATCTTTTTTTCAATATTCTGCTTTGCTTCATTCAGTTTGCTTAATACACTCTTCTTTAACTTTCTATCATCATCTTTAAACTGATTCCTATGCTCATATATCTTAAGAGCAGTCTCTTTTAATTCCTCGTATATCTTATCCTTGGTTTCTTGTAGATATTTCTTTACTTCCTTAATCTCAACTTTCTTTTCAAAATCCTTAAGTTCTAAATTCTCAGTAAGATTCTCTATATCTTGATTAAAAGTATCTTTAAGTGTGTGTAAGTTATCATTGACCTTTTCAAAGTCTTCATCAATGACGCTAAAAGTCTTCCCAATCCAAGTGAAATCAGGAACTTCATTTATCTCATTAACCCACTTAGGAAATTTGGGAATATCTCCTCTAACTCCTTCAATATCTTCTTTTAATTCTTCTATCTGATCTTCATAATATCTTACTTCAGGAACTTCTGGAATACTTTCCTTAACTTCCTCTATATGATTAAGAAGTTCTTGTAGTTCATTGTCATATGACTTTATCTCAGGTATCTCAGGAATACTCTCTTTAACATCATTAACTAAACGTAATAACTCAGGCCAAGGAGGAACTACATCCTTTACTTCTGCAAAAGTTTCTCCATTAGCATCTTCTAAAGTTTGTAATCCTTCTTCTACAGAACAAGGTGTAGTATCCTCTATTTCCTCTTCTTCTTTCTCTATATAATCTTCTACTGAGGGTAAATCCTTTTCTTCTACAAGTTCAGCAACTGACGGTAATTCTTCATTACTTTCTTCAAAGTCGTCAATCGATGGCAAATTTTTATAGTCGTCAGACATGTTATGAGTATTCTAGTACTTCGGGATTTCTCTCCCTATACTTTATTTATTATCTTCAACATTAACAGACTTAAGCATCTTTGCT